CAGCGTCAGATGTGTATAAGAGACAGACCTTTCATTTGTCATTTTACTAACTTTTTAATTCAACCAACGGGTAAAAAGAATATTTCTTTATAGGGGGGTATGGGGGGAACCTTTCTTTACGAACATACCCCGGAAGCTACTACCAACATTTCGGAATAGCTTGCAACATTAACTACCAACATTACCGGAATGATGATAGTAACCGCCGCTATGTTGATAGTTCAACCGGGGGGAATAATGCGAGTAACACAAGGGTAACAAAATCCCCGTTTTTCTACTTATTCGAGAAGGGCCGGATAACGGACGAAGTAAGAATACCCGTTTTTGCCCTTTCTCGTGCCCGCTGTTCGACTTTATGCGGTTGGCTGGTGTATTTCCTTGTTTGGAGAATAAAACGCGCTAAAATCGCCTTCTTTTGCCATTCCTTACGCTGCATTGCCATTTGTTCGCAAAATCACTTACTCAGTAACAGCCGAACAAGAAGCGGCCCAGCCCTTACGGTTGAATTGTTGAAACGAGTGTAGAGAACTTGCAACGCTATACAAATATTCGTATTACTATAATACGTTTCTTTGTCGCAGGTTTAATTAAATCCCAAAAATCAAAATGGAACTAAACGAAATTGTAGCACTACTTGAAACGCAGTTTCCGGGCGTGCGAAAAGACGGGCTTAACCAGCTTGCGCGAGTTATCGCCATGCAAGTTAATACCAAGGAAGAAGCTACCGGTATCGTAGGTAAACTTACCGCCGAAGCCGTAGCGAAGTTTGTAGCGGATTGGCGCAAAGACGCGGACGCGGAAATAGACAAAGCGAACAAAACGCGCGAGGACAACCTGCGCAAGAAGTACGACTTTGTGGAAAAGAAACCGGAAGAAGGCGGTACCCCACCCGCACCGGCCGGAACCTTGGACGCCGCAACCGTGCAAACAATGATTACGAACGCCGTAAAGGAAGCTACTAAGGGCTTGCAGTCCGAAGTAATGAGCCTTCAAAGCGCGGCCGTAACCGCCAACCGCCGGGAAACGCTTGTTAAAGAGCTTGCCGACGTACCCGAAGCCTACAAAGCTAAGGTTCTTAAAGATTTCGACAGGGTAGCCAAACTTGGCGGCTTTGCCGATGAAAATGCCTTTAACGAGTATCTGACCGAAACCAAGAACGACGTAGCAGCCTTCGGCCAAGAGTTGGCAGACCGGGGCCTAAGCCTTCACGAAAAACCGGTACTTGGTTCCCCCAACAAGGACGGAGTAAGCGCGGGCGTAGAAAGCTACATACAGGCAAAGGCCGCCGAAGCCGAAAATAAAGGCTTGGGCGGTAAAGAGGTTTAACGCTTAAACACTTGTAAAATGCTTAGAATCGACAGGAAAAAAGATAACCGCGTTATTCGCGCGTTTACCCACAAGCTCGCCGATATTCCGAACGGTATTACCGTTTCAGCCGCCGACCTTACGCAGAAAGTTCTGCACGAAGGTACGCCGGTAGGAAAGGACAAAAACGGGCTTTACCATGTAGTGAAAGTAGCCGTTCTTGCGGACGACGCTACGAACTCCGATACCACCTACACCGTAAAGAAGGGCCATAACTTCAAAGTCGGCGACGTGCTTATGCTGGCTTCCGGTAAAGCGGCTTACGCTATTGCCGCTATCGCCACAAACAGCGACGACGCGACCAAAGACGACCTTACGGTAGGTACAACCCTTGGAGTTGCCGCAAAAGCCGGCGATTCGCTTTACCTCGCAGCCAAGGCCGGGGCTTCGGGGGCAGCTTTCAAATACGCACCGGTAGCCCTTGTAGGCGAAAGCTACGACGTAGACGCGCTTAGCAACCATATCGTAAACGCCGTAACTATCGGGCAGATTCGGGAAAGCAATATCCCGCCTATCGGTGCCGAAGTGAAAGCCAAACTTACCGGTATTCAGTTTATCTAATTTAATCGGGAAAAGTTATGCAAAGGAGCTTAATGATTGGCATTACCGAAAGGGATATGCAGGCCGTAGTTAATACCTACGACCTTAAACCGTATTACTATCCTACCTTGTTCCCCTTGAAGGAGAACTACACGCTTACGTGGAAAGCCCTTGAAGCGCAGGTAGGGTTAAAGATTGCCGGCGACCTTGTAGCGCGTGGCGCAAGTATCAACAAGAAGACCCGCGAAGCTATTGCGCGTATTCAGGGCGATATTCCGAAAGTGGCTATTAAGCGCACCAAGGACGAAAACGAGCTTAACGAATACGACATTATGGTCGCCATGACTTCCGCGAACCCCGACCTTCGGGCGTTGGTAGAAGCGTGGGCCGAAGATACGCAGTACTGCTGGGACGGGGTGGCCGCCCGCTTGGAATGGATTGCGTTGCAGTCTATTTCGTTGGGTAAAGTAACGCTTACCAACGACAACAACAATAGCGTAATTACCGAATACGACGTAGATTATCAAATCGACGCAACGCAGAAGGTAGGATTTCAGACCGGCTCGGCCGCTTGGAACACCACCGGCGCAAAACCGTTTAGCAAGGACTTTAAGGCTATCGTAGCTAAGGCCAAGAAGAAGGGTATTAGCTTGAAGTACGCCTTTATGAACCTTGACACCTTCGCGCTTATGGTTCAGACCGAGGAAGTAACGAAACTTTCCGCTTCGTTCGCGGCTAACGCCTTGAACATCGCACAAACGCCGAGCTTGGAGCAGGTAAACGCGGCTATGAAAGGTTTGGCGTACCTGCGCGGCTTGCAGGTCGTAGTTATCGACCAAGATATTACTATCGAGAAGGACGACGGAAGCCGTATTACCGGCAACCCGTTCGCCGATAACGTGGTAATGTTCAGCGAAAGCAAGGTACTCGGTTCAACCTATTGGAAGAAGCCGGCCGATATGAACCTTAAAGGTTCCGTAGCTATCAAAGCTATGAACGGCCACACTTGCGTAAAGAAGTATTCCACCGAGGAACCTATCGAAGAAGTTACCGTAGGAATTGCAAACGCTTTCCCGGCTTGGCTTTCTTCGGGTCGTTCCTTCCTTTTGGACACTTCTAACAGCACTTGGACACACTAACGAAGACGGGGCCGGCCGGCAACGGTCGCCCCTATTCTAACACCCGCTACCAATGACTTACAAAGAATGGATAACTAAAACGGTCGGCAGATTCCAGCTAACGGCGGACGACGTGGATTTGATACTTTGCAACCAAAGTAACCTTATCCCCGACCCGGACGCACCGGTAGACGTACGGAAGGCAAAAACGGCCATTTGCCGCGAGTTTACAACGCTTATCCCCCTTGCTAATATCGGGGAAGGCGGGTATTCCATTAGTTGGAATTGGGACGCTATCAAACTTTGGTATAACGCGGCTTGCGCCGAATTAGGCATTACGCCGGCCAGCAAGCCCAAAATTCGGAATAAAAGCAACGTATGGTAACGACTTCCTACCAATACCCGCAATACCTGTACGCCTTGCAGCACAACGGCGAAAGCGTCCAATTACCTAACGGTTCTTGGGAAACGCCCGCCGCCGCATGGGAGTTAAAAGCAGCTTGCCGAGAAGAAACCAACGGTAAAGGTTCGACAATTCAGACCGCCGACGGAGAAACCCGCGTATTCGCTTCGCTTATCCAGCTACCGAAAGGTACGGCCAAAATTCCCGAAGGCACGCAGGTAATTGTAACGCGGGAAGAAGTAGAAGTGAGCCAACTTGCGAATACCGATTTTGTCGAAGCGGCCAAAGCAACGGGCTTAGTTGTAGTAACCGGAACTTGTGAAAAGTTCGACCCCGGCCGGCTTCATTGCCGGTTATGGATTTAACACAGATAGCTATGCAAAGTATAGAAACCGATGATATTCTTTTTGAGATTCTGAACGCTTCGGCCGAATTGAAAGCGGCCCTTAGCGGCGGAATATTCGTGCAGGGAGAACGGCCGGATAATTCCGGGAAGGAAGACGTAGTAATTAACAACCTATTCCTTAACCACGAAGTACCGCAAACCGGAACTTCAAACGTAAATATCCACGTCCCCGACAAAAAGGAAAGAATATGCCGAACCGAACAATTTAAGGCGAATAGGGAGCGAATACGCGAACTAACGGCTATTGTTCTATCGGTTCTAAAATCGGCGAACATTACCGGGCTGACTATTCGTGTTTCTACGGAAACCATAATTAAAGAACCGGGCATTAACGAGCATTACAACAACTTGCGGGTAGAATGGAACATACAGCGAACTAATTAAAATTTACGACAATGGCAGAAACAAAGAAAACTTATACTATCGGCCTTTCCAAGATTGAGGTAGGCGCAATTGCCGAAGACGGCGGTATGGGGGAAACTTTGGCGGTATTGGGTTATACCTACCAAGACACCTGCACGATGACGCAGGAAGACCCGGAAACGACCGACCACTACGCCGAAGAAGTGGACGACCCCGTAGTAAGCATTAGCCGGGGTGGGAAGACGAACTTTAACTTTTCGATTATGAACCCTTCGGTTACGGTTCTTGCCGACCTTTTGGGCGGGACAGGAACGGCCGGCAACGGTTCATCTACGCAGGATAAATGGGAAGCACCGGATAAAATCCCCGTAGTAGAGAAGTCGGTACGCATTACCCCGGAACAGGGCCTTAAATTCGAGATTCCGCGCATGAAACTCGTAAGCAAGATTAACGCGACTTTCAGCAAAAGCGGTATTCTTCTTATCGAGGTCGCCGGTACCGTATTGCAGCCGACCAAAACGGGAACTAAGAAAATGACCGCTACGCTTATGACCCCGACAGACGTACAGGCATAACGCGGGGAAAATCCTTGTTCGAACCCGAAAGCCCCCCAAATGAAAGTTTCGGGGGGCTTTCTTAGTATAAAACGATATGAACGAAGATAACATAAGAGAAAAAACGGATTTTGAGTTAGAGCGCGAAGAACTTAACCTTTTGGTAAAGCAGGGTATAAAGTTCAGCGTTACGCACAAAGTTCGCCGACGTAAAAAAGGCGTTAAAGGGTTCTTTCAACGCCCCGAAATAGTTACGGTAAAAGAGGATTTCGAAATACAGGAACCTACGCTTTCGGTTCTTGACAGGCTTAGCGCGATATGGGTAGAAATGGAGGTAAACGAAGACCGACTTACGGCCGGCGGAACGGAAACCTTGGCGGAAGCTAAACGGATAGCCAAAGATAACGCCGCACGTATGGCCCGAATAATCGCTATTGCCGTATTGGGCGAAGATTACCACGTTACCGAAGTTGGTGCTGGCGGACGGATTAGGAAATATAACGACGATAAGGAGTTAGACCGGCTTACGGCACTTTTCTTCCATACTATAAAGCCTTCCAAATTGGTAGGGCTTTCCGAAGCCATAACCAGCGTAAGCAACTTAGGGGATTTTATAAACTCTATGCGATTACAGAGCGGCGCAAGGACGACCCAACCGAGGACGGAGCGCATAGAGTAACCGGGCTAAATAGTCCCTATGGCCGCCGGGGTTCGATTTGCGCCCACCTTGGCTGGACTTGGGATTACTTACATCACGGCGTAGCATGGGCCATTGTGCAACGGTTGTTAATTGACGCGCCAAGTATTGCCGACGACGAAGACGGAAGCACAGATACCAAAGCGACCAAGATAACCAGCGAGAACGCCGAAAGTATTTTACAACAAATAAATAACCTTATCCGATGAATATAAAAGGCGGTGCCTTGGAGTTCGATATAATTGCGAATAACGGGCAAATAAATAGCGCATTGGACGAAACCAAAAGGCGAATACAGGGGTTCACGGACGCGACCGTAGAAGGTGGCGAACAAATGGAAGCCGCCTTTAAGGAAATTGCCGCCCAAATCGACGCAGCATTTAGAGATATAGACGCTATGGCGGCAACCCATAGTAACGCTATTTCCGATTTGAAAAAGGAATATGCAAGACTTGGAGCCGAAGCCGGGGGCGTATATAGCAAGATTTACGGACAGTCGGGACACAGAACCGACGAACAAAAGAAGATAGCCGATGAAATAAAGCTACGCGAACGGCTATTACAAGAAATTGGAGAATCGGCCGACGCACTCGCCGAGGAAGAACGCGCATTTAAGAAGCGTTACGAAGAAGTACAGAATAACGCAGCAGCGCAAAAGACCTTCCGCACCCAGCTACGGGAAGTACGCGAGGAATTGGCCGCTATGGAACTTGCCGGCGAAACCAATTCGGAAGCGTACGCCAAATTACAGGCACGGTTCGGCCAGCTTAGCGAAGCTATGGACGCAGTAACCACGCAGGCCAATATTTTGAAGAAAGGCGAACGCGGCTGGGAAGGTCTTATTTCCGGTATTTCCGGCGTTGCCGGTGCCTTTTCCGCCGCCCAAGGTGCGGTAAGCCTGTTTGCCGGCGAAAACGAGAATATGCAAAAGATTATGGTTAAAATTCAGTCTTTAATGGCTATAACCATAGGCTTACGCGAAGTTCAGTTAATGTTAGACAAAGACGAAGCATTTATGTTAGTAACGCTTCGTAAGGCAAAAGACCTTTATACGGCAGCTATTACCCGTATGAGCGTTGCGCTGGGTATTTCTAACGTTGCGGCAAAGGCGTTAATGGCTACTCTTACCTTGGGGCTTTCGGTAGCGATTACGGCGGTAATTACCCTTGTATCGAAATATATAAGCAAAACGAGGGAAGCCAAGAAAGCACAAGAAGAATTTAATTCGAAGGTCGTAGAAACGGCCGTAGAACCCATAGCGGCTATTAACGAACTTGCCTACGCTTGGAATAAGCTCGGCAACGACATGAACGCGAAAAACAAATTTATCGAAGACAACAAAGACCGCTTCGATGATTTGGGATTTTCCATTAGAACGGTAAAAGACGCGGAAGATTTGTTAGTAGCCAATAAATCCAAGTTTATAGAAGCCTGTTTGCAGCGTGCTAAGGCTTTGGCCGTACAGGAATTGGCCGTAGAAAAATACAAGGAAGTATTACAGGCTCAGCAGGAATTAGAAGCCACCCCGAAAGCATATGTATCGAAGAAGGGAACCTATACGGACGGTTACGGCGTGCAGCGAAAAGGGGTTGTTTTGGAAAAATCCAGCAATTGGCAGAAGGCAGAAGCAGCCGTAGAGAAGGCCGAAAGAGAGTACAAAGCATTGGTACGCCAGCAAGTAGAATTTTCCGATAAAGAACGCGAAATATTGGCTTCCATAGGTGCCGGTTCGGAGAAAATAGCGGAAGGCAGTATAGCGGCTTTGGAAAAGACTATTTCCGCCTTGAAAACGAAGTACAAGGAAGCGGCCACCGATACGGAACGGACGGCGTTGTTAAAGCAAATCCAAGAGCAGGAAGCATTACTTAAAAAAATAGACTTGACGGCCACCGATACCGGCGGCGATAAGGAGAAAGACCCGTTTACGGAGAAGTTAGAGCAACGAAAAAAGAAATACCAAGAGTACTCCAATTGGTTAAATTCCACGAACGAAGATATACGGAATAGCGCGAAGACGGAATTTGCCGGATTATTGGCCGACGGCGAAAGTTACGAAGCCTACCTTAAAAACCTTAAACGGGAGTTGGAAGCATTGCCAGAAACGGCCGACCGGAATAAGAAAATATCGGTAGTGTCTAACGAGCTTGTAAGTATCGAAAAAGATACTTACATGGACGGTTATACCAAGAGTTTGGAAAAACAGATTTCGTTAGCCGATACCCTTGTAGAAAAGTTGGCGATTATCGCCGACAAACGTAAAGAACTCGAAACGGACGATAGCGGACTAACCAAGGAAAAGGGGGCAGTTTTAGACACCGAGCAAGCGAACATAGCGACGCAGGCCCAAGAGGACTACGCGAAGGCCATGCGCGATTATAACGACTATTTGCAAAGTAAAATAGACGCGGAATTATCGTACCAAACCCGCCGTAGGGAATTGGAAATAGCGATAGAGAAGGAAACGGACGCAGAGCGAAAGAAAATACTCGAAACACAGTTAAAAACGCTCGATACCACCCAGCAGTTAAAGCAGACAACGGACTACGACGCATTGGTAGAGGAATACAAAACCTATCAGCAGAAATGCGCCGATATTTCCGCGCAATACGACGAAAAAATAGCCTTGGCGACCGAGCAGAAGAACGAAGAATTAGTAGCGAAGTTGCAGGAAGCCAAGAATAAGGCCCTTTCGTCGGCTGCATTGCAGGAATTGCGGGATAGCGGGGCTTGGGAACAACTTTTCGGGAACCTCGACGACCTTACTACGGCGCAAATACAGGCCCTTATAGCCAAAATCGAAGCGCAAAAGGCCCAATTAGGCGTAGAACTCGACCCGAAAGACTTAGACGTAGTTTTAAGCAAACTACGGGAAGCCAAGGACGAAGTACAGACCCGCAACCCGTTTAAGGCCCTTTCTACGGCTTTGAAGGACTATAAGGAGGACGCAAGCAAAGCGAACCTATCCGAAGTATTCAAAAGTGTAGGGGCTACGGCCGATTTGGTAAAGGGTTCGTTCGACGCGGTTACGGGTGCGCTTTCGAATATGGGACTTGCCGGCGACGAAGTAACCCAGCAGCTTTTAGGCGACATCGGCGAAATGATAGGTTCCGCCGGGCAGTTGGCTACCGGTATCGCAACCGGCAACCCGCTCGGGATTATACAAGGTAGTATAGGGCTTATTTCTTCCGCGTTCGAAGTGTTCAATTTCCGCGACCGTCGGGCCGAACGTGCCATTAAGAAACACGCAGCGGCCGTTAAAGAATTGGAGCGAGTATATAAAGCACTTGAACACGCCGTAGATAAGGCGTTAGGCGAATCGGTTTACGACAACCAAAAGGCCCTTATCAACAATATGCGCGAACAGCAAGCGCACTTACAGGCTATGTGGGAAGCGGAAGAAGGTAAGAAGAAGACCGACCGCGATAAGGTAAACCAATACAAAGAGCAATACGATGAATTAGGACGTTCGATTAAGGATGTTATAGAAGAAATTACGGAAAGCGTAACGCAGACTTCGGCAAAGGACTTGGCTACGCAATTGTCCGACGCGATAGCCGAAGCCTACTCCGACGGCTTCAACAGCGACAAAGTAAAAAGCGCGATTGAAAAGGTTACGAACCAGGTATTAGGTAATGCCGTAAAAAACGCCTTAAAAAAGCAATATTTAGAAACGCAGTTAGAAGGAGCCGTAAAGCAATTACAGCAAGATATGGGTTTCGATAAAGAAGGCGGCGGTTCCTTCGACGGCTTGACCCCGGAAGAACAGCAACGGTTTAAGGATAGGGTAAACTCAATAGCCCAAGGGTACGCCGAAGCCTTGAAGTTGTACGAAGATTTGTTTAAGGACTTGGACGATAACGGCGACCCTACTACGAGCCTATCCGGTGCAATTAAGGGAGCCAGCCAAGAGAGTATAGATTTATTGGCCGGACAAACGAACGCCGTACGTGTAAACCAAGTGCAGGAAATAGAAATCTTGCGCCAGCAGCTTATACACCTTGCCAATATCGACGGCAAATTAAGCGTATCGAACCGGCACCTTGAACAGATTGAAAAAAATACATCGGGAAGCGCGTCCGACCCGTTACGGGCGCAAGGAATAACAATGTAGCGATATGGAAGTAAATAAACGATTGGCCCGCGACGCCAAAAAGAAAGGCATTTGCGAAGAATGGTACGGCCGCCTTATAGATACCAAAGGGAAAGACGAACTTATTAAAATGTACCTTGAAGGTATCGACTTTTGCCTAAGCAACGAGTACCCCAGCAATGAATTTATACGCCGGCACTTCGTAGGCACTTGCGAAGCCTACGGCGTATTCCTCGACCGAGCTATTACGGCCGGAAACTTCCGGCACGTAGTAGCCCTTGGGCATTGCGAGGGTACAGCCACTTACGACGGTTGGAACGTCGGGCAGGTATTCGTAAAGCACCAAAGCCGGTTAAAGGTTCTTGCTACCGGTAATTCCTTCGTCATGGTAGACGTATTCGACGATACCACCGTAGAGGTAGAAGCGCGGGATAACGCGAAGATTTGCGTAAACCACTACGGCGGGAACTTGACGACCACCACCGGCGACGGCGAAGGACACGCGACAATAAAAGTTATTCGTAAAACGACTAAAACGTATTGATATGGCAGACGAAAGTAACATTATCCTAAATATGCCTTTCGATGAAGCGGCCGGTTCTACCGTTGCCTACGATTACAGCAAGACACGGGCGGACGGTACGGTAGTAGAAGCGGACTTTACCGGCGGAAAGCAAGGCAATTGTATAAAGTTCGACGGTAACGGGCATTGCGATATAGACAAAAACGTAATTCCCCTTACCGGAAACTTTACCCTTCTTGCTTGGTTGAAGCGTTCGGCCTTCCCGGACGGTTTTACAGGCAAGCGTATCGGATTTTTCGCACGGTGGGAAGCGTTGGAAGGTTATACGGAAGCGTGGTTTAACCTTGCGGCCGATACTTGGGGCTATTGGGTTATCGTCAAAGAGGGCCTAACAATCCGCATTTACCTTGACACCGCATTAGTGCAGACCATTACGCTACCGGCCCAGCCTACCGGTTTCGCTATCCTGCAAGACATTTATACGACCGCCAACGGTTACGGTTGTATCGACGAATTGAAGGTATATAATACCGCTTTAACGCAGGCGGAAATTACCGATAGTATCGCTACGGTGGCGCAATTGGCTTACAGCATAGACGGAACCGATTTTAAGGCTTGGGATATTTATGTAAGCGAAAGTAGCGGCCTTCTTGACCGGCCCAAGATGAAAGCCCCGGTTTCCGTCGATTGGCCGGATTATCACGGGGAGATAGTAGACCTTGAAAACAAGATACTGCAACCCCGCGAAATAACCCTTAATTGCTTTATGAAAGCGAACGGGAAGGTAGACTTTGTTACGAAGCTAAACGACTTCTTGGACGTATTCAGCCGGCCCAACACCCAGCGGCTTATAGTAGATATACACCCTACAAAACCGTTGCTTTACGAAGTCTATAACGAAAACGGGGTAGCTATTAACAAGCGTTGGCGCGACGACCTTATGGTAGGAACCTTTACCTTGAAGTTGAAGGAACCCGACCCGGTAAAGCGTATCGTACGGCACCAGCGTTTAAGCAATGACACGAAGACGCTAACGATTACCCTAACCAGCGCGAAAGCGGTTACTATCTTTTGGGGCGACGGAACCCAAACGAACGACGTTTACGGAACCGACGTAACAACCAGCCACGAATATACGACTGACGGAGTTTTTTACGCCATTGTCGCTGGCGTTATCGAAGAAATAACCGAGTTTTCAACAAATGGCATAATTGTCTGGAATAAGATATAGCAAACAACTATATTTACCTGCAAATATCTGTTATTATGAAATTTATAGATTTGATAGGGCAAAAATTCGGACTATTGACGGTAATAAAAAAGACCGATAAGAAGTGTAACGGTAAAATAGTTTGGGAATGCCTTTGCGATTGCGGTAATATGGTCGAAGCAACCGGAAACCACTTGCGTAGCGGTAGCGTAAAATCATGCGGTTGCATAATGAAAACGCACGGACATAGTGGCGGTAGAGGTAAAAAGCCGTCAGATACTTATACATGTTGGCTAAGCATGATACAACGCTGTTATAATCCCAAGAACAGACGTTACAAAGACTATGGCGGTAGAGGTATAGCGGTTTGTGGTGAATGGAAGGATTTTACAAATTTCCTTTCAGATATGGGAGAACGGCCAAACGGTAAAAGTATTGACCGCATAAACGTAAACGGGAATTATGAGCCTTCAAATTGCCGGTGGGCAACGACAAAGGAACAACAAAACAACCTTAGAAATAACCGCAAAGTAGTTTATAAAGGTAAAACCTTAACAATAACCGAACTTGCCGAAATTTTCGATATTGATAGATATGTTTTATACGCAAGATTGAAGCGGGCGGGTTGGAACGTAGAAAAAGTTGAACATAAACTTAAAAGCAATGACTAATATAGAAATAAGACACCCGGACGGGACTACGGCCCTTTTGACTTCGCGGGCGCATAAATCCGGCGTTACCAAGGCTGAACAGAGTATTACGCTGTTGGGAGCCGATACGGTGGCGATAACCGTAAAAAGTGCCACGCCCTTAACCTTCCACTTGGGCGACCAAATAGACGTTTACGGGAAGACCTATACCCTTAACCAGCTTCCGGGAATTAAGAAGACCGGAAACCGGAACTTCGAATATACCCTTACCTTCGAAGGGGTGCAGTACGAGTTAATCGACGCGCAATTTTTGTTACCGGACGATACCGTATTAGACAGCTTTACGGGCGATTTGGAAGACTTCTTAGGTATTCTTATCGGGAACCTTACCCGCGTATATCCGGGCAAATGGGCGTTAGGTGTTTTCCCGGCCGATACGGAGTTTAAGACGCTAACCTATACGGAAAAGAATTGTTTGGAAGTGTTGCAAGACCTTTGCGAGCAATACAGCACCGAATTTGAGATTACCCAAGCTAACGGCGTTCGTACGCTCAATATTAAAACGGCCGGGGTAAACTTCCCCTATACCTTCCGGTACGGGCGTACCGGCGGGCTTTACGAATTGACGCGCCAAAACATCAATTCCAAGAACGTAGTTACCCGGCTATACGTCTACGGCGGTAGTAGCAACCTTGGGGACAAATACCGTTATACCCGTCTTTGTCTTCCGGGCAAGGCTAAGAACGCTTCCTACATCGAAGACGCTGCCGCTATTGCGGCTTACGGGTTGAAGGAGAATACAAAGATATTCGACGACATCAAACCCGAACGCTACGGCGAAGTAACCGCCGCCGGAAGCGCGTATTATGCCTTTAAGGACGCTACTATGAACTTCGACCTTAACGAAAAGGATAGCGCGGGTAATACAAAGTGGCTTATAGACGGAGTGAACGCAAAGGTAAAGTTCACTACCGGAAACTTGGCCGGCTATGAATTTGACATACACAAGTACGACCACGCGACGAAGGAAATACAGGTGGTACCGTTCACGGACGAAAACGGCATGAAGTTCCCCAGCGAAACAAGTGCGGCGTTTCAGTTCAGCGTAGGCGATAAGTATTTCTTCACGGATATAAATTTGCCGGACGCTTACAAGACCGACGCGGAAAACAAACTCCTTGCGGAAGGCAACAAGGCAATAGCCGAATACAGCCAGCCGCAAGTACAGTACGGGTTAAGTATCGACGAAAATTTTATACGTCAGTTCGCCGGCGAATTGACCGTAGTAAACCTTTTCGCCGTCGGCGATTATATCCCGGTGGAAGATGAAGACATAGGCGTAAACAAATCGGTACGAATTACGGCCTTTACGCGCGATTTGCTGCGGGAATACAAGTATAATATAACCTTGGGCGACAGCGTAACCAAAACGACGATTACCCGCGTTATCGAAGACTTGCAGAAAATCGACAATGTTATAGAGATAAACGACCTTGCCGACCCGTCGAAGTCCCGCCGCAATTGGAAAGCCAGCCAAGAGGTATTAGCTAACGTGTTCGACCCCGAAGGCCACTATTACAGCGAGAAGATAAGGGCGCTTTCGATTGAAACGACCATGTTAGCCACCGGCGCACGTTCCCAGCAGTTCGTATTACAGAACACCCGCTTTGAACCGAACTACGAAGGAAATCCCAATACGGTCAAGGTGGTAGGCGGTACGCTGGTTCACTACACGATAGCGGAAACCATAAAAAGTTGGTTAATAACCACTTCTATATTTTCAAACCTTGTAAGCGGGACGGTATATTACATATACGCACGTTGTCAAAAAAATGGAACAGCCGGAAATATAGTTATCGACACCACGCAGCGTAAAGTAGACGACGACCCTACATATTACTATTTCTTGATAGGAAGCCTTAGCAGCGCAATAACCGACGCTAACGGGAAGCGGCCGGCGCGTCTTATTGCCCTTACTTATGGAGCAAGTACCATTAACGGGCGTTTTCTTACTACGGGAAGAGTTCAAAGCGCGGACGGACAAACTTATTTTGATTTGGACGCTGGCGAAATCGGCGGTAATATAAAATTCGTTTCTTCGGACGGTTCTATAAAGGGCGTTGCCGACCTTGAAGAAATGATAGGCGACAATAATAAGGTATATACGACCCAGCCAATACCGCCGTACAAAAAAGGCGATATTTGGGTAGACGGAAAAGTATTACGCAAGTGTAATGTAACCCGAACTACGGGGAATTTCGTTGCTTCCGATTGGGGAGAAGCAGTAGAATACGACAATACGCAGACAGTAATAAATGGGGGCATAATTACTTCCGGTACCGTTCAATTGGCAGGTAATGGCGGTAGCATTTTGGCGGGCATAACAGGGGACGGTACGGTGGCAACATCGGTACGATTTTGGGCAGGAGCAACAAAAGCAAATAGAGGTACCGCGCCTTTTAGGGTATTACAAGACGGCACCGTATATGCTTCAAAAGGTATTTTTTCGGGTTACATTCAAACCCCATTTGTCAATTTAACAGATTCAGACGCTATATATACAAATGGTAAATATAGATTAAATGGAGACTTAAATATAATGGGTAGTCATTGCAATATTGAATTACCCAACGACCCTAAATATATAGGAACAAGGGCAATTATTTTTAATAATTGTTTCATATATACACGTAGTGGAGATTGGACTACACACCTTACCGTACAAGGTGGCTCATATATCTATGGAACTTTAACTATGGAAGAAATGGCAAGTATAGATATAATGCCGCCAAAAGAGATTAGTTTTGCCTCGTATATTTTTGAACTTATAGGCATACCCGAACCACATAACATTACAGAGGGAACCAAATGCGGTTGGCTTATTACCAATTATAATAAAGAAGTGTGTTACATATTATAATGACTGGAATATGTTTATAAGTTTTCATTTTTTTACCAACAATCGTATTATTATAATACGCAAGTCGGTATTTTTGTGTAACTTAAAATTTGACGAAATGAGTACAACGAGAGGGGGCGAAACGGTTTCCGCCCAAATCGGAAGAATTGGCCCCATTGAAGGGCTAAGTACGGGTAACTTCAAAATGGAAGATACGCCATTTAACATTAAGAACGACGGAGAAACCGCCGTAGTTCTTGAAGTAAACCTTTGGGGAATGGAGCCGGGCGAGTTCGTAGCTACGCGCTTCGAAACGGGCTGGAACCCCGAAATAGTCCGCGAGATTAAGCAAACGAGTATTAACGCTACCCTTGTTTGGGGATACTAAATCTTATACGGCTATGGGTTTATTGATTGGAGTAGGAAACACGAAGCCGACGTTTCCCTACGATTACTACTACGGCATAGAATGGGATTCTACCGTAGCTTCTTCGGCTTGTACCCGAATTGGTCGCCCGGAACTTCACGTTTCGCTGCCTATTCAAAGTAAAATGCGCCGTTGTATCTTGCGCGATAACGGAACGGTGGCTTACTACCTTCATGCGAACGACAGCACCAAGCGCGATACAGGAGCCGCCGCCAAACTTGACGGTACCGACGGGCAGGTAATGGTAGAAATTCCGGCCCACTACCGCAAGTTCGAAGTAGACGGTACTAAATTCCGTTGCCTTCTTTCCGAACACGCATTACCGGGGTTCCACTTGGTACCGCTTGCCTATCGTTCGGCTTACGAAGCTGCCGTAGACCGTACCGTATCGGCTACGCCGAAACTTGCAAGCGTCGTAAACACTTCTACGGCTTTCCGGGGCGGTAACAATAATTCTTCTTGGGACGGAACATATAGAAGCCTTTTAGGTATGCCGGCTACATCTATTAGCCTTACCAACTTTCGGAAGTATGCCCGAAACCGGGGGAATGCCGGCAAGAACGGGGCCGGTTGGAATTGCGACGTTTACGAGGTACAAAAATCTTGCTGGTGGCTTTATGCCGTCGAATACGCTAACTTTAATTGCCAACTTGCCTATAACGCGGAACCTACGAGCGAAGGATATAAGCAGGGCGGATTAAGCCAAGGCGTTACCAATATGAGCGATTGGAGCGGCTATAACAGTTATAACCCTATGGTTCCTTGCGGGGTTACTAATTCTTTGGGGAATAAAACCGGTGTAGTAAACTACACTTATAAGAAAAGCGACGACACCGACGGCCAAACCCTTAGCGTACCCAGCTACCGAGGTTTGGAAAATCCTTTCGGGCACGTTTGGAGTTGGACGGACGGCTGTAAGTGCAATATTCAGCCGGACGCAAGCGGCGGACTAAGTGAGTTTTTCGTATGTACCGACCCGGCTAAGTACCAAGATAGCGACTATACCGACTACGAAAAGCGCGGCGAGTTACCCCGAAAGGAAGGCTACGTTAAAATTATGATGATTGGCGAGTACGGCGAGAATATGCCGGTAGAGGTAGGCGCAAGTTCTACTACTTACTTCGCCGATTACTTCTATACGAACGTAGCAAGCAATACCGGACAAAGGGGCGTGCTTTTCGGCGGTTATGCGTTTAACGGCGCGTCTGCCGGCTTTTCGTACGCGAATGCGCTTAGCGCGGCTTCGTATACGCATGCGACTGTCGGCTCCCGGCTTTGCTTTTTACCCGCTTGAAACGACACGTAACGGAACGCATTTAACAAAGGTTTAATTACGGCGGGCTTTCGAATTAGCCCAAATAAGGACGAATGCCCGCCGTTCAATTTTTCGCAAAAATGGAAAACAACAACAGACAGGACGACGGAAGTTTGGCTTTTTTGCAGATTGAGCCGGACGCGAATAACAAGCATTTCAACTGCCCGGAAACAAACCAGCAAAAGTTAATCAATCTTTCGTTTTGGGTTGTAGACTATTTGGACGACGTTAAAACGAAGTTCGGAAATAACCGCTTCTTGGTTAAAATTAAATTCAAACTTGAAGACACGGATAGCGAAGCGCGAAAGTTCTTTACCAATTCGCAAGAAATTAAATATATCCTTGGGAAGATTAAAGAACGCAACGCATTTCCTCGAAAAGTAACTATGAGGGCTTCGGGAACACGGTATTATTTTGAGTAAAAATAAAGGCGGTTTACCCTTGGGGCGTGCTTTTCGGCGGTAATGCGAATAACAGCGCGAATGCCGGCTTTTCGTACGCGAATACGAATAACACGGCTTCGAATACGAATGCGAATATCGGCTCCCAGCTATGCAGATTTTTAACGGGGTAAAAACCTTGCCACTTGGCAAAAAACAACAACTATTTAAGGGGTATTAGTAGGGATTCCCGAACGTTCCCTAAGAAATCAGCAAACAAGTAGCGCAATGAAGCGAATAGGAAACTTGTACGAAAAGGTTTGTTCTATCGAAAACTTGCAGCTTGCGGACGAAAAGGCCCGTAAGGGTAAGTTACGCACGTACGGAGTTATCGAACACGATAAAAACCGGGAAGATAACCTGTTGAAGTTGCGCGAAACCTTGCTAAACGGTACTTTCCATACATCGAAGTACGACGTATTCACTATTTACGAACCCAAAGAACGGGAAATATACCGCTTGCCTTACTTTCCCGACCGCATTTTGCACCACGCTATAATGAACGTCTTAGAGCCTATTTGGGTTTCGACCTTCACGGCGGACACTTATAGCTGCATTAAGAACCGGGGGATTCATGCGGCTGCGAAGAAGGTAAAACAGGCCCTACGGGAAGACCCGGTAGGCACTACGTTTTGTTTGAAGCTGGATATTCGCAAGTTCTATCCTTCGATTAACCACGACGTGCTAAAATCCATTCTACGCCGCAAGTTGAAGGATAAAAGGCTACTTTGCCTGCTTGACGAAATTGTAGATTCGGCGGACGGCGTACCTATCGGAAATTATCTAAGCCAATATTTCGCTAACCTTTATTTAACCTACTTCGACCATTGGATAAAGGAGCAGAAAGGCGTAAAATATTACTTCCGCTATGCGGACGACATTGTAATACTTGCGCCCGATAAAGCCTACCTTCATTCCTTAATGGGCGAAATTAGGGCGTATTTGGGGGACTTGAAATTAGAGGTTAAAGGGAACTGGCAAGTTTTCCCCGTAGCGGCTCGCGGTATCGACTTCGTAGGATATGTATTTTTCCATACGCATACCCGAATGCGAAAGGGCATTAAAAAGACCTTTTGCCGGCGGTTGGCGAAGTTGAACAAACGGAAAAGGCCACTATCCGAAAAGGACTTTAAGCAGGCTATTTGCCCTTGGTGGGGTTGGGCGAAGTCCTGCGATAGCAAACACTTGATTAAGAAACTTTCTAAAACATCAAAGTATGAAATCAAATTCAAACGATAGACCGCCCATTTTGCAGGACTTGGGTAACGGAAGCTGGCATTACAACTACAATATTACCGAAGTAGAGGTACAGCCGGAACCTATGGCCGAAACCGAAGGCGAACAGAAACCGGCCGCACGGAAGGCATACGATTACGATACGGTGGAAATATGGGGCCGGCCGGATTACGACAAATGCGTAAAGGCCGTTTTGCGTTCCCGCCGGGACGAAACCGAAGAATTTAGCCTTATCAACAAGTATAACGCTTTTGTGCTTGGGCTATCGACGGACGAAACGGACAAAACGGAATACGAATCCTACCTTTCCGAAGTCATCGCGGTAAAGGCTATGGTTCGGGCCGATTTGCAGGAAGCAGGAATAGAAGTTACGGGGTCTAAATTGTAGCAGCTATGGAACAGAAAATAGAAAAAGGTATCGGCTTTCTTCAAAGGTTAATAGCCTTGCAAAACAAATACGGCTTTTTCTCGATTATCAAAGGGTTGTTTATCCTTCTGCTATCGGGGTACGTCGTATTCTTCGCGCTTAATCCTACTTACTTGTTGGATAAAATAGAGAACGCGAAAACGGAGCAGCACGAAGACGCAATAGCCAAGCGTATAAAATCAGATACCGAAATACGCCTTATTTTGGAACGGTTGTTAAACAAATCCGAAGCCGGCCGGTCGTGGCTTATCGAATTTCATAACGGAAATTCTAATTTGGGTTCCGGGTTGCCGTTCCTATTCGGTTCTATGCGATTGGAAACGACAAAAGACGGCGTTTTAGGGGTGGAAGAAGAATACGCGGATTTTAGCCTTTCGCGTTATCCGTTGCTCGCTAAGGTCTTGGAAGACGGTTATTTCTACGGCAGTATCGAAGATATTAAACCCTTAGACCAAAAACTGTATTTCAAAATGAAATCCAATAACGTAACCGAAGTAGCACTATTGGCTATATACAAAGGAACCGCCCCCTTGGGCATTGTCGGCCTAACCTATTGTAATACCGAAATGGACGCGCAAAAGGTCGGTACGTTGATACGCAAGGCCGGGGTTCAGATAGCTACGTTATTGTCCTAATAACTAATTCGATATGGCAGACGTAAGAAAACTTTTACCCTTCATTTTGAAGTGGGAAGGCGAGTTTGTAAACGACCCGCTGGATAAGGGCGGCGCAACCAACAAGGGCGTAACTATCGCCACTTGGCGCAATGTAGGCTATGATAAGGACGGGGACGGAGATATAGACGTAGACGACCTTAAACTGCTTACGGAAGACGACGTTTTGAACCGGGTATTAAAGCCCCACTATTGGGACAGGTGGAAGGCCGACGACATCGTAAGCCAGCCGGTCGCCGATATTTTGGTGGATTGGGTTTGGGGTTCCGGCGCGAACGGCATTAAGATACCCCAGCGCATATTAGGAGTACAGGCGGACGGTATCGTAGGCCCGAAGACCTTGCAAGCCGTCAATAACGCCGACCCGCGTACATTGTTCGACACGATTAAGGCCGAGCGCAAAGCCTTCCTTTACCGGATTGTAGAACGCGACCCTTCGCAAAAGCGGTTTATCAAAGGGTGGCTTAACCGGCTTAACGCCTTAAAATATTCAGTATGAAACGGAAATTTGGCATAGTAGTAATTGCGTTGCTTTTGGCCGTATTGCTTTCCGGTTGTAGCACGCCGCGAAAGTTGGCCGGCAGCACGAAGGAAACGGCTAAAACCGAGGAAAAGCGGGACGAAACGACAGCAGCCGAAATTCGCCGAACCGTAGACAGCACGAAAACCGAAGGCGTAGAAGTAACCTATACGAAAATCGAGTTTTTCCCGCCGGAACCCGATACCCTGCCGGCAAAGCAGGGCACTACGAAGACGGGCGACCCGTCTAAGACGGTTGCAGACACGCCCAAGAACCGGCCGAAGGAACCGAAAGAGAAGCAGCCGCCCAATACTGGAAGGCAGGGAGCTATTAAGAGTATCGAAACATTCACGGTAAAACAGAATACCGAAGCGACCGGGGTAACACAAGAAGAACAGAAGACGGAAACGACCAAAACGGAAGAAGTGAACACGGACACCGATAAGGAAACCGACGTTACCGAACAACCGGCAGCCGACCCGTACAGGTGGCGTTACATTTTCGGGATTTTGGTACTATTGACGGTTGCCTTTTTCTTCCTTCGGAAGACGAAAGTATTTACCGCCGTAGTCGGCTTCTTCCGCAAATTGTTTTAGCAGGGATAAAAGGAAAGCACCCAAAAGGGCCTTAAAAATGGGTTCCTTTTTGGGTGCCTTACTTGTAAAACCTTAATAGTTAAGGTTGTCAGCGGAGAGAGAGGCTGTAAGAACATACGAACAACGAACTACCATACGTTACCAAGTTCCCGAAATATCAGTATTTTAGCCCTATTGTTGGTAACATAAGAAACCATACGCTACCGATTAGTTAAGGCGTATTTGGGTTCCTTTATGGGTTCGGCTTATTTTACCCCCTTTTTCGGGGTATCGGGAACTTGTTAAATTTATCCATTTCGGCGACCTTCAATTTATCAACGATTTTAATATAGGGCTTCATCGCTTTGTAGTCGCTGTGTCCCGTCCACTTCATAATGACCTCGGCCGGAACCCCAAGCCTAAGCGCATTTATGATAAAAGTACGCCGGCCGCAATGGGTGGTAAGAAGGGCGTATTTCGGTAATACTTCTTCGTGTCGAACATTCCCCTTGAAATATACGACCCTTGTAGGTTCGTCGATGCCCGCCATTTCTCCCATTACTTTAAGGTGTTCGTTCATTTTTACGTTACTTATGACCGGTAGGGCCTTATCGTTCGGCAAACCTATATTTTCGTACTTTTTCAGTATAGCCCTGCTATACTTATTCAATTCGATAATAAGGCCGTCTACGGTCTTTTGAGTAACAACGCTTATATAATCCCTCTTTACGTCACTTCGACGCAATTTTGCCACGTCGGAATAGCGAAGGCCAGTAAAGCAGCAGAAGCAAAACACATCGCGCACGGCTTCCAGCGAAGACCGGGACGGCGGAAATTTGAAGGAATACAGGTTAAGCAATTCTTCCCATTCCAAGTATATAATTTCCTTTGCGTTTCCGTCGGCCCCCTTGAACTTCGGCTTAAATGTTTCGTGTGCGTTGCTTGGATTATACCCTTTATGGTGCGCCCAACGCAGGAACCACCGAAGAAAGGACATATTTTTAGATATGGTAGTATTACGAAGGTCGGCTTTATGAAGGCTTGCTATAAACTTTTGTAGGGTAACTTCGTTTATTTCGTCAAATGTAAGGTTCTTGTTAAACGCTTCCAAGTGCTTACGCAGGCTATTAAACTTCGTATAAGTCGCTTTCGTCCAATCGTTCAAACGGCCCATAGTTTCCATAAATTCGGCATAGGCTTTATAGAATGGCTGGCCGCTTTCTTCCGCTTCGGTAGCCGGGGTTCTTTTCCCGGTCGCTTCATCGAAGGCCGTTTTAAGTTCGGCCGGTGTCGGTACCCGCTTTTCCAGCAGTTCGAACCGGGTAAATATGGCTTCTATTTGTTCTTCGCAAGCCGTAATAGCCTTATTTATTTCGCCGGCCGTTTGTCGGAACCGGTTTTTTGTATTGGAGATAACGCGGCCTTCTTCTTCGTTCCACTTTTCCGGTTCGATACTATACCCTACCCGAAAATCTACCCGGTACCCGGCATAGCAAACACGCATACGAATAGGGCGACACTCTACCAATACACCCCCTATCTTTTTGGGGAATAGATTAAATTTAATAGTCCGCTTCATTTTGAAAACATATTACCCCGGCCGGTTAATAACCAATCGGAAGAAACGGAATACTTGGCTACCAAATAATAAAGGGCTTCTATTTGTATAGACTTATAGCGGGAAACTTTACCGGGCCTTGGGGTTACGCCGTAAGTAAATCGGGTTTCCCGATAGCGGGAAGCACTTAACCCGGCTTCCTTGCAAAATGATTCCAACGCGGACAAACGACCCAATGAAACAAGGGCTTCTATCGCTTGGAAGAAACGGCGGTTTACGCCGTCTTCGATAGGGGTTATTATCTTAGGCTTCTTTACGCCCATTTTCAAAGCTCCTTAACATCATTTCGAACGCCGCCTTTGGTACTATGGCAGTTTCCGCGCCGGAAATAAACGCCGCTTCCAAGGCATTAAACACCGCTTCCGGCATATCCCCGTAATACTTGGGTTGGTCGTAGTATTCGGCTACTTTTATTTCGATTGTTTCCGGTTCCATTATACACAGTTATTTTTATCGAATTTTTGATTTACGGCACTTTCGTACGCCGGTCGGTAAGAAGTATAGTTATATAGATTTGCTTTGAAATTTGGGGCATTTCTGCCCGTTTTTACAAATCCAAACTGAAACGCCATACGAACGACCAGCTACAAACGCGCTGCATTGCCCTATTTTTCGCTTAGTTTTTCGATTACAGATATAAGCCGGGCTATTTGGCTATCCTTTTCTTTTATCATTTCTTGATAGCCTTTTTGTAGTTCAATCATACCCGCAATATCATTAGTTGTAACTCGATTCCCATTACCGGCAACGGCCGTATTATTGTTCCCCGAAACCCGGTTTGTATTACTGCCTTGCAGCATTTCCCCGTCCCCTGTCAGAAGCCAAATAGGGTTAAGGTCGGGGAATTTTTCGCCGATAGATTTCATTTTGTCGGGTTGTATCGACGTTCGTATGGAATTGACATAGGAAACAGAAACGCCGATTTGCCTACAAAATTCCCGTTCACTAATATTTAGGGTCTTGATATATTCCCTAAGTCTTTCTTTTACACCCATATAGCGAATTTTTAGAAGGTTGTCTAAAAAATATTTTTCATTTTTACGCTGCAAAACCTTGCATATTACACTGCATTGCTATATATTTGCAACGTGTAACATATACGATTGCAAAGGTATAATAATAATACGCTTCGAGCAAATAAACGGCATAGCAAAAAATACCTAAGCAATTTAAGCGACAATAGATTATGAAGTACGATACGACATTTATTAACCGAAACTTCCTTTTGAAGGTCTACGGGATAGACAGCGAAAACAAAAGGATAAACCGCCTTGTAGGGGTTTCCGGCTTGGTGGGGTTAATCGGCGTAGAGCTTACCGAAAAATTCATTACCCGCGCACTTAACAGCAAGAAAGATAGCGTAAAATGCCGCCTACGCAGAGGATTACAAATAACACTATATTTCAAATAGAAGATGAAGAAGACAGTAATAGTTAATGGCAAAGCAAAGCGTATAGAATTTTCGTACGCGATAGGCGAAACTATTTCGCTAAGCAATAACGAGGTAATAAAACCTTGGGGACGGGTTACGGAAAGGGTAACGGTTTCTAAACTAACCTTTACGATTAACGGAAAGACCTACGAAGGAACGCGCACCTTTAAGGTTGCCGGCGGCCCATACTCGGAAACCTTCGAGTTCGACGGGAATAGCTTTGCTTCCCATAAACAAGCAATTGAATACATACTTAACAATATTGAGAAATGAGCGAAACGACAATTTACAAAGAAGGATTTAACGCCGGCTTTATGCAGCTTCGGCAAATTGACGTAGAAGCCGCCACAAAGGAACTCTGGCAGGCGTTGGGGATTAACAACCGCAACACTTTCGCGGCTTACAAGTTCGGACGTATCGAACCCAAGGCAAGCCAAGCCGTCGCCGTCGAATTGGTATTTAGGAAGTACGGCGTTACGACTAACATTTGGGGGAAATAGAAATGAGAGCCGAAGCAGGACTAACGCAGCGCGAAACCCAAATAGCCGAATTATTGGCTTGGGGAGCCGCAAAAAAGGAAGTGGCCGACAGGCTTTCTATTTCGCCCCGGACAGTTGAGAATACCGCCCGAAATATTTATAGCAAGATAGGAATACAAAAGGCTACGGAGCTTTGCGTATGGTGGTTCTGCACACATTGCGGCGTTTCCTTCGACCTATCCCCTATAAAACGGACAATTATAGCCTGCTTCTTCCTTGCGATTATTCTACCGTATGAAATGTACGCACAAGGCGAAACCTACCGACTATTCAGAAGCCGCAAGGTTGCCGAACGCATGGCGACACAAAGAACCGGAAGAAGACCGGAATACGAATTAGATTTTTGGGAACTATAAAAGGCAAAGGCTATGAAGCAACTAATTAAAGAATTATCCCTTTCGGGATTGACGCTAAAACAGAAGGCGATAGTATGGTATTTCGCTATATCGTTTTGCCTTCTTGCAAGCACGGCGGAAGCCCCGTTTTGGTTCTTGTTTTTGGAGGTTGTCAACTTCGCTAATGCCGCCCGCCTTATAAAACGGGTTCCGCTACCGGAAGACCCACAAGATAGTTAGGTATGGCAGACTTAAATACAAGACTTATAGACCTTACGGCGGGGGAATTATTAGAGCTAATGGGGAAAGGACAAAGCCCCCGGATAGAAGTAGACGTTACCAAAGACCCGAAGAAAAAATACGTCTACGGCCGGGCAGGGATTGCCGAACTATTCAAATGTTCCAAGACTACCGCCAGCCGCATAAAACAAAGCGGCTTAATCGACGGCGCATATAAGCAGGTCGGAAGGTTGATAATAGTAGACGCGGAAAAAGCCTTAGAGTTGGCCGCAAAACGAGCAAAGAAAAGTAACAACCGAAATAAATAACTTGTTATGAACAAGAAGGTAACATTAAAAGAACTGACCCTTAAAAACTTTAAGGGTATTAGGAACTTGGCCGTAAAGTTCGGCGAAGTAACCACCATTGCCGGCGCAAACGCGACAGGTAAAACCACCGTTTTCGACGCTTTTACTTGGGTGCTTTTCGGCAAAGACAGTAACGACCGTACGGATAGCGGGAAAGGCGCATTTACCGTTAAGACGGTCGGCCCGGACGGGAACCCTATACTTAAATTGGAACATTCCGTAACGGCTGTTTTAGACGTAAACGGCGAAGAAGTAACCCTTACCCGCACCCTTACGGAAGATTGGGTAAAACCGCGCGGCAAGGCGGAAGTAGAACTTAAAGGGAATACTACGCATTACTTCTGCAATGGCGTAGAAATTAAAGCGGGTGCGTTCCAAGAGAAAGTAACGGACATAACCGAAGAACAACTTTTTAAGTTAATTACGAACCCGGCTTACTTCCCTTCGTTGGATTGGAAAACCCAGCGCGAAATATTGCTGCGCATTGCCGGGGGCGTAACATACGAAGAAGTGGCCGCCGGCCGCGCCGATTTCGCGGCTATCCTTTCCCAACTTTCCGGTAAAGATTTGGCGGAGTTCAAACAAGAAATAGCCTACCGCAAAAGCCGGATTAAGGAAGGTTTGGAAAAATGCCCTATCGAAATTAACGCAATAGACAGCGTTACGCCCGAAGCACCGGATTACGAAGCCTTGGAAGCTGAAAAAGTACGCCTATCCGCCGAATTGGAAGAAGTGGAAGCGGCTATTACGGACGTTGCAGAAACGACCCGCAAACACTACGAAGGGGTGCAGGGAAAACGCAAAGCGATTAACGACCTTCGGAACCAGCAGCAAGATATAATTTTTCGGGCAAGGCAAGCGGCCCAAAAGGAAGGTTACGAAAAGAACGCCAAGCGTAACGAGGTTAAGACCAACTACGAAATAACCAAGCGGGAAGCAGAAAATTATAATACCGCTTCGGAAAACGGCCTTTCCGATATTCGCTATACTATTAAAACACTTACTTCCGAAATAGCGGACTTATCCGCCAAGGTGGAAGCCAAGCGCGAAGAATGGAATACGCGGAACGCCGAAGAATACAAAGTAAGTACCGACGGCCTTATTTGTCCGATATACGAAACCTTATGTTCGGACGCAAGCGTTTTGCGTATGGACGCTATCGCCAAAGAGAAGGCGCGGGCCAAATTCGACGAAGCTAAGGCCCGCGAACTCGCCCGGATTACCGAAGAAGGCAAAACGCTAAACCAGCGAATAGCAGAAAAGAAAGCTCGGTTACAGGAATTGGAAGCCCAACTTTCCGAACGTATGGAAGCTATCGCCGCTAAGAAAGCCGAATACGCGAAGAAGTTACAGGACTTGGAAGCGGAAATAGCCGCCAACCCGGAAGTAACCGTATCTACCGACATTATCCCCGAAGACTTACCCGAATGGAAGGAGATAGAAGCCCGGATAGCCGAAATATCCGCTACCATTTCGGATATACCGGCGGCCGATACTACCGAACTTACCGCCAAGAAACGGGAACTTACGGCCCTTTTGGACGAAGTAAAACAAAAGCTAAGTATTCGGGCCACCATTGAAAAGAACGCTGCAAAGAAGGCCGAAATATTGGCGCGGGAAAAGGAATTAGCCCAGCAGCAAGCGGACTTAGAAAAGCAGGAATTTACGATAGACGAACTTAATAAGGCCCGAATGGACGAAGTAGAACGCCGGGTAAATAGTAAGTTCCAAAACGTCCGCTTCCGAATGTTCGAACCCCAGCTAAACGGCGGCGAAACCCCTACTTGTATCGCAATGGTAGACGGGGTTAAGTACGCAGACCTTAATACGGCCGGAAAGATAAACGCCGGGCTTGACATCATTAACACGCTTTGCTTGTATCACGGGGTAAGTGCGCCGGTATTCATCGACAACGCCGAAAGTGTAAACCAACTATTCCCGGTTGCTTCCCAGCTTGTAAAGTTGATTGTAACCACCGACAAAGAATTAACCATTATCCACTTATAAAAAATTAAAGTTATGAAAGAGAACAAAGAAAAGCGCGAGTTCGCGCGACAGTTGGAGCAAATCTCCGAAACGCTTACGCAGGCGGTAAAAAACAGTGAAGGCCGGGCATATATCCTTATCGGTATTGACCGGAAAGAAGGAGAAGACGGCGATACGCAGGGCGTAATAGCCGTAGGCGGTGCAGGAAGTCAAGTAATAGAGGGATTGGCGAATTTCTTTGCCGAAGAAAAGACCGCGCCGCTTGCCTCCGAAGCTATGAAATTGGCGACCTTGAAGAAGTTAAGCCGACTTCTTGAAACCGAATAAAAACCTATAAAAATATGAGTTATGGCAGAAGAAAAAGGATTGACCGTAATTGACGAAGCAAAGCGGAAATTCGAACTTGCCTGTAAGGACGCTTCGGCCTTGCAGATTGTAAACAACTTCGGCGCGGCATTTACCGCCGTAAACGTAATTGCCCTTTTGCGCGAAGCCCTTTCCGACGAAGTAATGGAACGTGTATTTATGCCGCTTATGAACACGAAAGTAGGCTTTCTTACCGACCGCAACGGGCGACCGCGCAAAAACGGAACGGTACAACCGCTTTACACTATTCCGGTTGTTCGGGACGCGATTATAGACGCGGTAAGTATCGGGCTTCTTCCGACCGGCAACCAATTTAATATTATTGCCGAACGAATGTACCCGACCAAGGAAGGCTATACGGCCCTTCTTCGGAAACTCGGCGTAAAATACTTCATCGACGTATCATTTGACAAAGGCCAAACCGCCGGATTTGCGGAAGTGCCTTGCAAAATCAGCTACACGTACAACGGAGAAAAAAACAGCTTCGGAATAGTGGCTACCGTGAAGAAGGACGATTACAGCAGCCACGACCAAATCCGGGGTAAAGCCGAACGCCGTGCCAAAAAAGCCCTTTACGAGTATATAACCGGTTGCGACTTCGGCGACGCGGACGAACAAAGCGGCCCCGTTGAAGACGTAGAATATAAGGACGTTACCCACGAGGTAGAAGCCGAGGTTAAAAACAATGCCAACACAGGCGGAACACTTGATTTCGGCCAAGCAGGAACGAACGGAACCCAGCAAGTACCTAAAACACCCGGATTCTAATATGAAAGTAATTTTTGGTATTGCCTTTTTGACGGCAAAGGACATCGACGCAATGAACGCCCGGATTAACAAAGCGGCGGACATGGCGAAGGTGAGCGAACAGAGCGTAGCCCAGCAGGGCAAAGCCCTTAACCAATTTTCTGGCAAGTTCGCTACGGCTATGGACTTCATCGGCCGGAACCTTCCGCTAAAAAGGAAACGTAAAGCATTTCGCAAAATCGTAGAAGCGTAGTACAATGGTTCTAAAAGTATTAGGCAGTAGCAGCCAAGGAAATAGCTACATTTTGGAGAACGACCGCGAAGCCTTGTTATTGGAAGCGGGCGTAAGATTCGCCAGCGTGAAGCAAGCGTTAGACTACAATATAACGAAGGTTGTAGGCTGCCTAATTACCCACGAACACAAAGACCACGCAGGCTACATTAACGAAGTATTGAAAGCTACCGTACCCGTCTACGCTTCGGCCGGTACCATTGAGAACACCCCAATAGAAGACCCGCACCGCGCGAATGTTTGCAAAGCCGGAAGTCTTTTTACCCTCGGCGGTTTCCGAATTATTCCTTTCGGGACTAAGCACGATTCCGCCGAGCCTTTGGGGTTCTTCATCAACCACGAAGAAACGGGTAATATCCTATTCGCTACCGATACCTATTACTTGCCCTGCAAGTTCGCGGGACTTAATAACGTATTGATAGAATGTAATTACCGCTTAGACCTATTGGACGCGAATATAGCGGCCGGGCGTATTCCCGCCGTTGTTCGGAACCGTACGCTAAAATCGCATTTAAGTTACGACCATTGCGTACAGGCGTTACAAGCCAACGATATAAAGGGGGTAAATAATATTGTTCTTATCCACCTTTCCGACGGTAACAGTAACGCCGAACAATTCCGGGCCGGAGTGCGAGCCGCAACCGGTAAGACCGTACATATAGCCGAAGCGGGGCTAATAATCAATTTCAACAAAACCCCCTTTTGATATGATTAAAGGATTTGACCAAGAAACGCAGCCCTTAAACGATTACGAAATGGGCGTACTTCTTCCGCTTCTCGTACGGGGGCTTAGGACGAAAATAGGGCGCGAAAATGCCGTAACAAACAAGCATATCGTAAGCAGCCTTAAAGGTTCCTATAAACTAAACGACGCACGGGTAAGGAAGATTATAAACCACATAAGGACAAACGACCTTATACCGGGCTTAATAGCCACTTCCGACGGGTATTTTATCGCCCAAAGCGAAGCGGAACTATTGGAGTACGAAGAAAGCCTAAAAGGGCGTGAAGACGCTATTAGGGCCGTCCGGTTGAGTATTGCGCGACAAAGGCGAATACTTTACGAGCAAAAGAGGGAAGAAAAGCAAAGTTCACTTTTTAACAAATAACAAAATGGAAAAGCAGTTTTTTATGGTTTACGCCGAAGGCCAAGGCGCACCGACGTACAAACACGAGAACGAACAGGCGGCCAGCAAGGAAGCCGAACGATTGGCCGAGAAATTAGGGGTTAATACGACCGTATTACAGGCCGTAAAAACGGTTGCCCCGAAGGATATTACCAAGCGCGTAAAAACCTACGCGGACGCTTGCGCGGTGCTTGGTATTGAGCCGATGAACGAAACCGTATTAGCGAAGTTGGGCTTTACCAAGGACGAAATAGCCTACCGTAAGTTAAAGACCATTGCCGAAGCCCTTAACGAAGGTTGGCGGCCGGATTGGGCCAATAGCAACGAGTACAAATATTGGCCTTGGTTCGTGTATAACGGCGCGGCTGCCGGCTTTTCGTGCGCGCTTACGGCTCACGCGGCTTCGTATACGGATGCGCTTTCGGCTCCCGGCTTTGCTATAAAACCCGTGAACTCGCCACGTACGCGGGCCGTCAGTTCGAAGGTATTTATAACGATTTTCTTTTAATCAAAAAATAACGAAACATGGAAAGAGAATTAGGGAAAGACCTCGAACAAGGCAAGAAGCGCGTAGCCTTCCTTATGGATAATTGCGACGCGGTGGAAGAAAAGGGGTATATGAAACCTTTTACCCCGGAAGAATTGGCCCGCATGAAAGAAAGCCTTTCGGAAACGGACATCGAAATTAACGACATCGAGGAAGAAAAAACGGCCGCGATGAAGGACTTTAAGGCCCGTTTGGAACCCCTTACGACGGAGCGAAAAAAGACCTTGGAAGGACTGAAAAAGAAGGCCGAATTTGTTACCGAAAGGTGCTTTAAGTTCATCGACCAAGAAGCCCGCGAAGTCGGCTATTACAATGAAAACGGCGACCTTATCGAGAGCCGGCCGGCGTACAGCGAAGAATTACAAACAACACTTTTTCAAATCGGAAGAAAAACAGGTACTAACAACTAAAAAGCAAAACAATGACGAAGCAAGATTTAATTACGGTCGTTGGGAGTAAAACCGGGCAAAACGATAGCCATGTAAGGCCGATTATCGAAGCCACATTAGACGCAATTAAGGAATGCGTACAGCGCAAGGAACCCGTTTACCTTCGCGGCTTCGGAACCTTCCAGCCGAAGAAACGGGCCGAAAAGAAAGCCCGCAACATTACTGCCGGTACTACGATTATCATACCGGCGCACGAAGTAGCCCACTTCAAACCAAGTAAAAGTTTCACAATCAACAAGTAAAAAAGTATGGACGAAAACAAAAAAGTAGTAGTAAACCTTCCCGAAGGAACTACGCAGGCGGAAATTATCGTACGTGAGGGCGAGGCCCCCGCAGTTCTTGACCCCAAGGCCCCGGTAAAAATCGACCTTTCCGGCGTTATCGGTGCGCCGGTAGAGTTCTTAGAAAAGCGACTTTCCGAAGCCGACCAAATTAACCCGAAGCGTTGCCACGTTTTGGTAGACCGGGAAAAGGTGTGTATTACACTCGTTACGAACGAGAACGACGAATATACTACGGGCCGGGTGGTAGGTCGTCTTTCCCAGCACCCCAAATTTTCCGAATTTGGGATTAACGCCGGCAAAGGTTGGGAACCTAACGAGTTGGGGCAGTTCTTCAAAATGAACCGCGCATTTTTCCCGGACAAAACCGCGAATATGAAGCTCGTAACCGAACTTAAAAACTTCGAAGCTACCGTAAATTCCAAGGTAGAGAAGCAAAAGAGCGAAAAGGGCGACTTCAAAGACAATTATAGCGGCGTGGTTATGAGCAACCTGCCGGAAGCCTTTACCCTTCAAATTCCGATTTTCAAAGGTATGCCGGCGGAAACTATCGAAGTGGAATTTTACGCTTCGGTAAACGGCCGCGACGTAACCCTGCAACTTGTAAGCCCCGGAGCGTGCCAGCTTTTGGAAGACCTGCGCGACCGAATTATAGACGTGCAGGTAGCCCGCATTCGGGAACTAAGCCCCGAAATTGCGATTATCGAGCAATAGCAGTATTAACCCAGCTACCCCGGTTTCCGGGCCGGGGTAGCTTTTCAAAAGTAACAAAATGGCAAAAAGATTTATAGATACCGACCTATTTAAGAAACGATTTATAAGGGACTTACCGCCCGCTTATAAATTGCTTTGGATGTACCTTTTTTGCGAGTGCGACAACGCCGGAATATGGGAAGTGGACTTAGAGGTAGCCGGGCTTTATTGCGGCGAAACGTACGACTTAGAGGATTTCGAAAAAGCCTTTGCCGGAAGAATCCATTTCTTCAATAACGGAAGCAAAGCGTTTTTACCCGAATTTATCATATTTCAGTACGGCGGGGTATCGAACTTAAACCCTACGAACAACGCGCATAAATCGGTATTGCAAAAACTTGAAAAATACGACCTTATACGGGTATTGAACGAAGGTATTACCCAGCCACCGCAAGGGCCGACGTTAGGAGCTGGCAAGCCCCAAGGCAGGAGCAAGGCAGCCCCTAAAATGAAAGGCGGTAAAATCTTTCAGAAGCCCACCTTAGAAGAAGTTACGGCGTATTGCCAAGAACGAGGTAACGACGTAGACCCGCAAGCGTGGATAGATTACTATACTTCGAACGGTTGGAAGGTGGGCCGTAACTGTATGAAGGATTGGAAAGCGGCGGTTAGAACTTGGGAGCGTAACGAAATAGGTAATAATGGAAATGGACGAAAAGGACAGCAGACAGGGGCCGCAACGGGTGGACTTAACCCGGTTCCGGGCGGTACTTCAAAGAAAGGCTTTACCGGAACGCTTTAAGGTTGATAAGTACACCGAAGACGTGCCGGCAATGTTGCGGGAATGTTATATAGCCGAAGTTATGCGGCGGCGTATGCAGTTCATCGACGACGAAGCGACCCAAAGCCATATAGAAAAGGCGGCAAAATGGCTTACCGGTAATTGCAAACCGGGGCTTCTGTTATTCGGAACGGTAGGTAACGGTAAAAGCACCTTAGCCCGCGCGATAGGTAGCCTTATCGGGATTTTGTACGAAAGTGCATATTTTGACCAACGAAAGACGGTTAGGACGGTATCGGCCTTAGAACTTGCAGACATAGCAAAGAATGAACCGGAACGCTTTAACGGCATTAAGAAAGCCGAGCTATTAGCTATTGACGACGTAGGTACGGAACCTTCCGTAGTGAAGGTTTGGGGAAATGAAATTAGCCCCTTTGTCGATACGATTTACTACCGGTATGACCGGCAGCTATTTACAATTATGACCAGCAACCTAAATGCGGAAGACTTGGCGAACAAATACGGCGAACGTATTGCCGACCGATTTACGGAAATGTTCGATAGAATCCCGTTTATAAACCATTCTTATAGAAAATAATAGCCAACATGGAAAAGATATACATTTCGGGACAGATAAGCGGCCAGCCAATAGAAGAAGTAGCGGCCAAATTTGAAGCGGCGGAAACCATGTTAAAAGCCCAAGGTTACGAGGTGGTAAACCCGCTTAAAAACGGTATTCCGGTTAATGCCTCTTGGGAAGTTCACGTAGCTATGGACGTACTTCTACTTATGGGGTGCAAGGCTATCTATTTGTTGCCCGATTGGGGATTTTCCAAAGGGGCTACACTTGAAAAGAATTTAGCCGAATTGACAGGTAAGACAATTATTTACGAAGAAGTACCGACCTTTCAGAACATAAAGCAGGCAATAGCCGAAGGCATGGGCGTTGCCTTCTACGATATTGTAGGCGAAAGTCGAGAGCAAAAGCACGTCTTTGCCCGCATGATTTTCGCCCAGCTATGCCGGGAAGAAGGGGCGACGGTAGTAAAGATTGCAAAGGAGATGAAACGGAACCACGCTACTATTATCTACTACCTCAGAAAATACCCGGACGATTACCAATATACCTCCGAATTTAGGGGTTATGTAAACGCAGTGAAAGCCCACCTATCAAAAGACTAATTTTCCGCGAAAGCGTATTACTATAATGCGAAATGGACAATATTAGATTACTATATATAGACTTGTTTTGCGGTGCCGGTGGAACGAGTACAGGCGTAGAGAAAGCCAACTATAAGGGGCGTAAATGCGCGAAGGTTATAGCTTGCGTAAACCACGACGCGAACGCCATAGCGAGCCACGCGGCCAACCACCCCGAAGCGCAGCACTATACGGAAGATATGCGAACTTTGGACTTATGCCCATTGAAAGAACATACGGCCGAAATGCGCCAAATGTACCCTATGGCGAAAATTGTACTTTGGGCTTCACTTGAATGTACCAATTTCAGCCGTGCCAAAGGCGGCCAGCCCCGCGACGCAGATAGCCGCACCCTTGCCGAACATTTGTTTAGGTATATAGAAGCCCTTACCCCCGATTATATCCAAATCGAGAATGTAGAGGAATTTATGAGCTGGGGCGACTTGGACGAAAACGGAAAACCGATTAGCAGGGACAAAGGGCGGCTTTATACTAATTGGGTAGATAACGTAAAAGCCTACGGGTACAAGTTCGACCATAGAATACTTAACGCGGCGGATTATGGGGCATATACCAGCCGAAAGCGTTTCTTCGGGATATTTGCCAAACCGTACCTACCTATCGTATGGCCGAAGCCTACCCACTCAAAGACCGGGGGCGGCGACCTTTTCGGCAGCTTGGCGAAGTGGAAACCCGTAAAGGAAGTTTTGGACTTTGCCGATGAAGGGGAAAGTATCTTTAATCGTAAAAAACCGCTTTCGCCTAAGACCTTGGAACGCATATACGCGGGCCTTATAAAGTTCGTAGCAGGCGGGAAGGATTCGTTTTTGATTAAATATAATTCAGTCAATAAGAAGACGGGTAAGCATATCCCGCCTTCGATAGATGAACCATGCCCTACCGTAGCTTACCAAAACAGGTTAGGAATAGCGAACATTCATTTTCTCGCAAAGCATTTTAGCGGACACCCGGAAAGCAAAGTTTCCAGCGTAGACAACGTAGCGGGAACCATTACGACCGTAGACCACCATAGTTTAGTAGGGGCCGAATTTCTTTCGGCATATTACGGAAACGGGCATAATCATTCCGTAAATATGCCTTCGCCGACCCTTACAACGAAAGATAGGCTTTCGGTGGTAAAACCGCAATTTATAGCGAATAGTTATAGCGGTGGCGGGCAATTATCAGACTTGGATAAGCCTTGCCCGGCGGTAATGACAAACCCCAAGCAGAGCGTAATAGCCTGCAAATGGTACCTTATGAATCCCCAATATTCCAATACCGGCGGTTCCGTCGAAAAGCCGTGTTTTACCCTTATCGCTAAAATGGATAAAAAGCCCCCGTACCTTATCGCTACGGAGTGCGGCCAATTGGCGATAGAGATTTACGAAACCGATAGCGGCCCAATGCGGAAAATAAAGGAGTTTATGGCCCTTTACGGTATCGTCGATATAAAAATGCGAATGTTAAAAATTATCGAGTTAAAACGAATTATGGGCTTCCCAGAAAACTACACCCTTATAGGGACGCAAGCCGACCAAAAGAAGTTTATCGGCAATGCGGTAGAAGTGAATATAGCCCGTGTTCTTTGCGAAGCCTTGGTAGAAGAAATAACAACCGAATTACTAAAAGTAGCCTAAGCAATGACAATACAGGAACTAAACACGCGCCAAGGTTGGACGCTAAGCCAAAAGATAGACCACGCAGTAGGGACGGTAGAAGCCTTCCTTTCCCGTACGGGTAAAGTCCCCTACGTTTCCTTTTCCGGCGGCAAGGATTCTACCGTATTGCTCGACATAGTGCGGCGGTTTGTCGATAGGGATATAAAGGCGGTCTTTTGCAATACCGGCAACGAGTACCCCGAAATAGTGCGCTTCGTCAGAAGCACCGAGAACGTAACGATAATACGACCGGGTATTACGGTTAGGGAAGTTATCGGTAAGTATGGCTTCCCGCTTATATCGAAAGAACAGGCGCACGGCATACGCCAAGCCAAAACGACCAAAAGCGAAAAGCTACTTTCTATTCGCCTTCACGGAACAGATAAAACGCGCGGGTACACAAGTGGAAAGATTGCCGACCGTTGGCAGTATCTAATAAAACAGCCTTTTATGGTTTCGGAACGATGTTGCGAATGCCTAAAAAAACGGCCTTTTGCGAAGTATAATAAGCAGACCGGCGAAGTACCGATATTGGGTATTATGGCCGGCGAAAGCGATTTAAGAAAACGGGAGTATATACGGCGGGGCAGTTGCAATTCATTCCAAAATAACCATATAGCAAGTTATCCGATAAGCATTTGGACGGACGCGGATATATGGGCTTACTTGCGGAAATTCAAAGTTCCGTACTGCGAACTATACGATAAGGGGCACACCCGAACCGGTTGTATGTTTTGCGGCTTCGGAGCGCACATAGAAAAAATATCGCGATTCGAACTATTGTACGACCTACACCCCAAAGCCTATAACGTCTTTATGAACTACCAAAACAACGGTTATACTTACCGGGAAGCCTTACGCGCTATTGGGGTTCAGCTACCGGACGAAACGCCGCGATTATTCACAAGTAAAGATTTTCAAACCAAATAATTAAAGCAATATGTTAGTATTAGAAGCAATTGGCAACCTCGGAGCGGACGCCATTATTAAAGACCTTAACGGGCAAAAGTACATAGCTTTCAGCGTAGCCCATACCGAAAGCTATAAAGATTCGCAGGGGCAAAGACACGAACGTACGACTTGGGTAAGCTGCCTTAAATACGGAGAAAGCCCGGTAATTAACTATTTGAAGAAAGGAACCCGCGTATTCATTCGCGGCGAACTTTCGGCCAAGGCATACGAAGCCGGCGGAGTATTACAAGCCGGTATAAATTGCCGGGTTAGAGAATTGCAGCTTTTAGGCGGAAACCGGGCCGACCAAACAGAAGTCCCCCAGCAGGCCGTAACGACTTCGGCCGCTGCCCCAACGTATGCGCCGATACAGCCGCCGGCATATCAGCAACCCGAAGAAGTAGACGATTTACCATTTTAACAGTTACCAATATGATAGGAAAGAAATTAAGCCCCGTGCTCGAAGAAATGGAAGCTACCCTTTGGGAGTACGAAGCATTTAACGGGGCAAAACCGAATTACACCTTAGAAGGGTTCCGAGCTTCTACAAAAATATTTATGAGCGCACTCGTAGATAAGTTTTTCGAGAAGCAGCAGGCCGAAGGAGTTAGCCAAGAAGACACCTTAAAAGCCGTAGAAAAATTAGGGCAAGACGTTCGGGCCTTGGTCTTTAACGCTACCGGAATAGATACGCACCTACTTTATAACCGAACAAAAGTTAATTAACGATGAAAGCAGTAGTAACACTTGGCAAACACTTCGGCCCGAAGCACCCCCGTAAAGGGCAAGAAACGGGCTTTATAGCCAAAGTAGCCGACGGGCGGAAGGTACACACCTGCCGAAGCAATTACGGGTATTGGCGGGCAAAAATAGAAAAAATAACGGCTACGGGTGGAGTTCTTAGCGTCCGCCAATGGAGCGCAAAACCATACCGAAGCCCCCAAGAAGTTATAACCGAGATTCCGGCCGACATTGTCGGCGTACAGAAATTGGAGTTACGACGGGAAAAGTGCGTAGTAAATCACTACGCGGAAGTACAATTAGACGACAAACCGATAATATCTGTCGTTTATTACGATTATGAAGCAGAGGTAGACGGCCACCCCGTCCCCTTGGAGATTTTAGCCGAAAACGACGGGCTTACGGTAGACGATTTTAAGGCATGGTTCGCGCCGGTATTTGACGCTGCCGAAAAGAAGTACCACGAATTGGCCGGACTCGCTTCTGCGCTTACTCTTGACTTCGCTATTATTCACTTTACAAAAAGGCGGTACTAATGGAAACACGAAGCGACAATTTGCCGAGCGGCCTATATAGGGACGACGACGGAAGTATAGGGCTTATAATATGCCCCAAATGTCAGCGCGAAAACTATGCGCTTAATGTAGCCCTCGGTTATTGTACTTGGTGCGGCTACAACGCGAATAAAGATTATAACATACATAAAAATAAAGACGATGAAAGTAAAGGACATAATTAAGGACGACAAATTTAACGAGTTCTTAGGCTACGAAATAGAAGCCTATAACAACCGACCGGCTCCGCAAGAAGGTTACAGGTATCGCCGGACACCGTACGACGCATTGAAGGACGCAGGGATATTTACGGTAGAAGGTATTAGGGAAACTTTTATAAAGGTTGCGAACCTTGAAAGCGGCCTGCCGAAGTCCCAGCGCGACGCGATAACTGGGCTTGTTTTCAGAGTAGCCCAAACGGTAGTAAACTATCGGGCGAAACAAGAAGTAGAAACTAAAAAGTAACGGTATGAACAAAGGGGAAATTACCTATACGATAAAGGTAAAAAAGCGTACCGGCATATTTTGGAATACGGTGTTTTGGCTTGTATTCTTTACGGTCGTGCCGCTTCAATTGATTTGCTTATGGCTTTCCAAAGGGTTAGCCATTATTTCGGATTTGCTCCGGGAACTTTGTTACCGGGCATGGTTCAAACAAACAACAAAATAAGTATATGGGATTCAAAACAATAAAGCAGCATTACGATATAAAGCATATCGTAGCTATCTATAACGAAGAAAAATACGGCGGAGCTTGTATTTGTATCGGTTCCGGGTATGTTCACGGGCTTATAGCCATAAATATAGAAACCGGTAAAGTTTTCTATTCGTCTTTGGTTACGCCCGGCGAGAATAGCGAAATAGGACAGCTTGCCGCCCGTATTAAGGCAGACGAAAAAAACGGGGTACTTCGGGCCTTGATTGATGAACCGGACACCTTCGCCCGAAACCTTCCGGTATTTACTATTGACCGGTGGGCGGTAAAGGCCGAACTATGCGAGGAATACGGCTGGCCGAATACAACCCATAGCGGCGCGATTATGTACGAAAATACATACTTCCGCACACGGGGCGAAGCATACGCCTACCTTCTTAAAGAAACGAAAGCCGGGGTTCGGTATTGCCGGTTTTCTGAAAACTTCAAAGAAGGGCTTACTCGTATTGGCATGGCTATCCGTATCGGATTGCGGGAAGTATGGTTTTGGGTTGCGGCCCGTACTATTGGCCGTTTCATATAATTAAAATAGCCGAAAAGGTACAACAGTATTTATTAACGGTAAAATACAAATAGGTATGTTCGACACAGACAAAGTTATAGTAGTTGCCGACGTTACGAAGCAGCCGTATTTATCGGTTGCAAGGTTTTCGGGCGGGTGCCGGATAAATGGCGTATTCTACGCCTATGTTCCCCAGCGCGATATTTTGGTACGCGAAGATTGGTTAAAGCTATATTCGGCTATGGATTACAACAAATTTATAGCTGCCGTTAAGACCGGAGCCAAACCGAAATTGCCGACTTGCCGGACTTGCAAGCACCGCCAGCGTTGGGAATTGAACGACCATAGTACGAAGATAGTGCAAAGTTGCGCCCTTCAAAAGAGCCGAAGAACTGGTAACGGATTGAAACGGATAAAGGTAAATAACCCGGCTTGCCACTTGTACGAAAAAGAAACCGAATAATATGCGACATACAGAAAGCCAAATACAGAAGGACTGCGTTACTTGGTTCCGGTTGCAGTACCCGAAAATAGGCCGCCTTCTTTTTGCGGTTCCGAACGGCGGGGCAAGGAATGCGAAGGAAGCCGCGATTATGAAGGGCGAAGGAGTAACGGCCGGGGTTGCCGACCTTATTCTGCTTTACCCTTCCGGCGGGTTTCATTCCCTTTGTATCGAGTTTAAGACCCCCAGCAAAAGCAGTCGGCAAACACCCATGCAAAAGGAGTGGCAAGCGTTGGCCGAAGCACACGGTAATAAGTACATTGTTTGCCGTTCCTTAGAAGACTTCCAGCAGGTTATACGGGCATATATCCCCCGTTTATGTTGGTAACTTTTTAATTATTCTTGGATAAAGAAGCGTATTATAATAATACGCTTCTTTTATTTTTGCATAACGCGAATATTTACATACTAATAGACATACGCAGGTATGAAAGAAAAGATTTTACAGGCCCTTACGACCTTTAAGGGCTACTTATTCAGTTCTGACAAATGGCTGCATTTAGCGGCCGGCTTTATTATCGCCTTCTTCGTGGGGCTTTTCGGTGTCTTCTATGGCCTTTGCGCTGGGATTGTGGCCGCCGCCGGGAAAGAGCTTTACGACAAATTCAGCAAGAAGGGAACCCCGGAAGTTTGGGATTTTATTTTTTCGGTAGTCGGTGTTCTTGCCGGTGTCCTTAACGTACTATTGGCCCGCTTGGTATTCCAATTCATTGCGTAAGCCTATGGCACCGAAGAAGATTATAGAAACGGATATAGCCCAACTTATACCGGACGACGTAAATTTTAACAAGGGTACGCAGTTCGGCCAAAGTTTGATAGAAAAGAGCCTGCGCCAATTCGGGGCGGGCCGTTCTATTCTTTTGGATAAGAACAACCGTATTATAGCCGGGAATAAAACCGTAGAAAACGCCGGGCAAATAGGCTTAGAAAAAGTTTTGATAGTCGAAACCACCGGCGAAGAAATAGTAGCGGTAAAACGTACCGACATAGATTTAGATACGCGGGAAGGGCGCGAACTGGCCTTAGCCGACAATGCGACCGGGGCCGCTAATTTGGATTGGGACGAAACGGCACTTACCCAAGCGGCTGAAAGGTGGGAAATATCCCCCGAAGAATGGGGCGTTACAGAGTTTGCAGAACCCGAAGAACCGGAACGGGAATTAACCGAAGACGGATTTACACCGCCGGCCTCCGAAGACGTAGAAACGGACATAAAAGAAGGCGACCTTTTCGAAATTCGTAAAGGGGCCATTTGCCACCGCCTATTATGCGGAGATACTCGAAAAATTGAGGACGTACGCCGACTTATGGGCGGTATGCAGGCAGATTGCATTGTAACAGACCCGCCGTATAACGTAGACTATGCCAGCAAAAACGAGTATTTGAACAATACCGACAGGGGAAACCGCATACAAACGGACATTAAGAACGACAATATGAGCGACGCCGATTTTACGGCTTTCATGGGAGATATACACGCTTCCCTATATGAAAGTTGCAAGCCCGGCGCGGCTATCTATGTTTTCCACGCTGCATTAAAAGCGGTGCCGTTTATTACCGGATTTACCGGGGCCGGATTCCTCTATAAACAGCACCTTGTCTGGGTAAAAAATAACATCGTTATCGGAAAGCAGGATTACCAATGGCAGCACGAACCGATACTTTACGGGTGGAAGGACGGCGGCCCGCATTACTTTATTAACGACCGTTCCCAGCACACGGTAATAGAAGATAAGGTAGACTTCGACGCAATGACAAAGAAGGAACTATTAGCCTATGTAAAGGAGTTGCAGAACGATAACGAACACCCAAGTACGATTATTCACGAAGATAAGCCGATGAAGAACGCAGACCACCCGACAATGAAGCCTGTAAAACTTATCGGCCGACTTATCCGCAACAGTAGCCGCGCGTTCGACTTGGTAATAGACTTCTTTTTAGGTTCCGGCTCCACCCTTATAGCCGCGCACCAATTGGAACGCAATTGCTTCGGTATCGAGATTTCCCCGCAGTATTGCCAAATCATATTAGACCGAATTAAGAAGTACGACCCCGAAGTAGTAATAACAAAATTGTAGAATGGGAAGACCTACGAAATACAATAAGAAGATAGCCGAAAAGATATGTTCGCTTATCGCTACCGACACCTACACGGTGGCGGAAGTATGCCGTATGGTCAAGATACACCCCGATACTTACTACACTTGGATAAAGGAGTTTTCCGAGTTTTCCGACGCTATAAAAAAAGCCGAAGCGGAACGTATGGCCTTCTTCGTAGCCGAAGCGAAAAAAAGCCTTCTACGAAAGATACAGGGGTACACGGTGCAGGAAAAACACATTACTACGATAGGCTCCGGGAAGTACGACGTAAACGGCAAGGAGATACCGCGAATAAAGGAACAGAAGATAGTAGATAAACATTTCCAGCCGGACACGGCGGCGATAATCTTTACACTTACCAACGGAGAGCCGGAGAATTGGAAGAACAGGCAGAACAACGAGGTAACAGGCAAAGACGGTAAGGATTTGTTCGGGCAGCTTTCCGATGAAGAATTAGACGCACATATAGCAGAATTGGAAAAGAAATTAGGTAAATGACACGCCAAGAGAAAATAGAGTATATAGCCGCATTGCGGGAAAGGTTGATACGCGAAGCACGTACCGACCTTTTGCCGTTTACACGCGCTACTATGCCTACTTTCGACCCGGCTGAATTTCATGTACGATATTACCACATTCTAACCTTATTCGCGGAAGGGAAGATTAAAAAGCTAATGGTATTCATGCCGCCCCAGCACGGCAAAAGCGAAGGTTCTACGCGCCGCCTTCCGGCTTATATACTTGGCCGGAACCCGGACAATAAAATAGCCGTCGTAAGCTATTCGGCACCGAAGGCCCGTAAATTCAACCGCGAAATACAGCGTATTATAGACACGCCGGAATATGCCGAAATATTCCCGGAAACGCGCCTTAATTCATCGAACATTACGACCGTTGCCGGCGCATGGCTTCGCAATGCCGACGAATGCGAAATAGTAGGACACCGGGGCGGCTTTAAGACCGTCGGCGTAGGTGGCCCGCTTACCGGCGAACCAGTAGATACCCTTATAATGGACGACATTTATAAGGACGCTAAAACGGCGTGGTCGGCAGTTGTTCGGGAAGCTATCGAAGATTGGTACGACACGGTAGCCGAAACCCGATTACACAACAATAGCCAG